AGTGAGTATTATTGATAGCCTATGAGCTTCTTGTCACATGTCAGACACATAGAACTAAATCCCACAGAACTGTGTAATCTAACCTGTAGTTTTTGTCCAAGAGCGTATGATTACCCAAATCAAAATCTCCACATGACTCCTGAGACTGCAAAGATCATTAGGAGTCATGTGGATGAGCTTGGGTTTACAGGAAGAGTAGCTATTGTTGGTAGAGGTGAACCAACATTGGCTAAACATTTTGAAGAAATCACAAACATATTTTCTAAAGACAGAACCTATACATTAGAGACCACTAGCAACGGCAAGTGGCTTTTTGATAAGTATCCTCATATCTTTGAAAAATACAATCATGTTAGATATGACGTTTATGACACTGCCTATGATCCAAATGGAAACTCTAAACAAAGGGCTAATGCATTACGGTACAGAAAACGCCTAGAGAAAAAGTTTCCTAACATATACATCCAATTTAAACCTGATTATGGCTGGGGCCATAAAAGAAACTATTGCCGATCTAATAGAGCAGGATCAATGGGAGAGAAGATAGAACCTTCTTCCAAAGCTTGTTCTGTTCCTCAGAGAAAATTGTTTATTGATTGGAACGGTGATTATAATCTGTGTTGTCATGATTGGAAACATAAATTAGTTTTTGGTAATGTCAGGGAAGAGACAATAGTAGAATATATAAACCATAATCAATCATTAATTCATTATAGAGAAACCCTAATGAAGTCCAATAGCCGTAGGTGCCTTACTGCATGCTCAGAGTGTAACGCATGAGTTTTTTATCACATGTCAAACACATAGAACTAAATCCCACAGAATTGTGTAACCTACAGTGTTCTTTCTGCCCAAGAAGCTTTGGCTACCCCAATAAGAATCTGCATATGTCTATTGAGACTGCACAGATCATTAGACAACATTTAGATGAGATTGGCTATTCACAGAACCTCTGGCTTATTGGCAGGGGCGAACCTACCTTACATAATAATTTTGAAGAACTAGTAGATGTTTTTGCTAGAGACAATCCAGCATATACTTTAGGTATGAACACCAATGGTAAATGGTTGTTTGACAAATACCATAAAGTAATACCAAAATTTGATGAAATTAATTATGATGTTTATGATACTGCATATGATGAGCAGGGCAATGCCAAGCAAAGAATAAGAGCAAAGAAACTTAAAGCCTCTCTTGAAGGAGAATATAAAAACTTCAAAGTTTATTTCAAACCTGATTATGGTGGTCTTGAGTGGACTAAAAAGTTCTATGGTCAGAATATGACCACTAGGGGCTATGAAGACAGGCCGACATTTAGAAATTTAGATGATGCAAGCTGTACCGTCATTTTTGAAAGATTGTTTATTGATTGGAACGGTGATTATAATCTTTGCTGTCATGACTGGTATGAAAAGATTGTTCTAGGTAATGTCAGAACAGAGTCTATTGCTGACTATGTAGAAACAAATGAAACTTTAATATACTATAAAAATAAATTAGTGGATGGTAATAGAAAAGATTTGACTGTTTGCAAGAACTGTGATAAAAGCTGTCCAATCCAAAACCCGGACTATAAAAAATCACTGGATATGTTTAATGCTTGTAGATAAAATTCTTACTCAAAAAAAGTTTTGTGAAATGGTGGAAGACCATGTACATTCTAATAAGGAGTCGTATATGGACACTCTGACATATTTAATGGGTAAACTAGAAGTTGAGCCTGACCGAATACCAAAGCTGATAAATACCTCAATCAAGGATAAACTAGAGGCAGAAGCCCGTAACCTAAATTTCCTTGAGAGAATTAACACACTACCCTTGTGAGGAACATATGAAAAGATTGGGGAAATTTATGTTAAGACTAGTAGGAATGTATCTTCCATTTGCGGCAGTCATCCTTGGTATTGGCGCATGCTCATACATTTATAAAGATGACCTTCTTGGCCGTGCAAAAGTCGGTGCAGGATGGGATAGAACAGAAGAGGAAATTGTACCTGATGAACCAGAATTACCAGCATCTGAAGGAGACGCTGAACAACCTTCAACCGATGTTGAACCTGTTGGAGAACCCACAGAGCCAGCGGACAACAGTAACAATGAAGAGTCCGATTTCGAGAATCTTCCAGCAATCGGGGAATGCGTATGCCCTGAGACCGATGGAAGTAAGTGAAGGTTCAATCACCTTTGAAAATAATGATTGACAATACAAAAGTAATAGACTATAATACTCAACCTTATAACAGTAATATAAAGTAATATAAAGGAATATAACATATGTCATTTGCATCTATGAAAGAACGTGGTTCTTCTATTGACAAACTTCTTGCTGCTGCTGAGAAGATGGAAAGTGCACCTAAGAATTATAGTGATGACCGATACTGGAAGCCTACCCGTGATAAGGCTGGTAATGCTCTCCATATTATTCGGTTCCTTCCTGCACCGGAAGGAGAAGAAATTCCTTGGGTGCGGTATTGGGATCATGGGTTCCAAAACCCTAAGACCAATCTCTGGTATATTGAAAAGTCTCTTACTACACTGGATCAGAATGACCCTGTGAGCGAGTACAATTCAATGCTCTGGAATTCAGGTGGCAAAGGCTCTCCACAGCGCAATCAAGCATCTGCTCAGAAGCGTCGTTTGAAGTATGTCTCTAACATCTACGTTATCAAAGATGGAGTGAACCCCGAAAACAATGGTAAAGTTTTCTTGTACCAGTATGGTGCTAAAATTCATGAAAAGCTTCAAGAGGCTATGAAGCCTAAGTTTGAAGATGAAACCCCTATCAATCCGTTTGATATGTATAAGGGCGCAGACTTCAAGATGAAGATTTCTACCATTGACGGTGGTTCTGGCAGTAAAATGCCAAACTATGACCGCTCTGAGTTTTCTGATCCAGCACCTTTGGCTGATGATGAAACTATGGAAGCAATCTATAACCAGATGCATTCTCTGCAAGCTATTATTGCTCCAAGTGAGTTTAAGTCCTATGAAGAGTTGAAAGCCCGTCTGGATGCTGTTCTTGGTCTGGGACAAAACTTTACGGCACAGCAGGAACATGACCTGTCATTGACTGCTGATACTGCCCCTATGAAGTCTGTTGAACCAGTGTCTGAACCAGAACTTGATAATTCTGTAGATGACAATGATGAGGACACAATGTCATACTTCTCTAAGCTGGCTAATGAAGACTAAATAGCAGAAACAAAGTCTCTGGTATTTTCCCTCCTTTCGTGCCAGAGACTTTTAGCCCCCGGCAGGTTTTTTTGGTGATCCCTTTCTGTCGGGGGTTTCTTTTATCTGGATGTTGGCATTGATCCACTGTAAACCAGATCAGGATGCATTCCCATATAGTGGTTAGGAACTTCAGCCGCAGAAGAAGAACTGACATTCTGGTCACCAGAAACAGCAGCACCACCACCCTGTGTAGGTTGTGGTTGTGGCACAGGGACCGGAACTACCTGAACCCCACCAGTCTGTCCAGCAGCACCATTCATACCTTCCAGTACCATCCCTGAAGTATTAGGTGCTACAGTAATCTGTGCCTGAAGTCTTGCAATGTCTGCTTCCAGTGCAGCATTTCTTTCAGCAATATTAGCAGCAGCATTAGCACCACCCGGAATTCTAATTTCATCTGTACCAGCAAAAAGAACAATACCATCTTCTTTAGGTGCGCCCGGTACATTTCTTAATGGCTTAGGAATCGGGTTAGGAATAATGATTGGGGGCAATTTAAATGACAGAGTATCAGAAATAAACTTCATCAAGTGGTCTGGAATGTTTTGAATGAAAGTTAAAATCTTTCTGAAAACAATCTCACCTTCAATGAGAAGTCTGCTACCAAAGTCTGTAACTACCTGTGTAATGGATGCAAATACTCTATCAAATGTATCCATTAAGAAACTCATTAGAGTTTGTTCTGTATCTGTAGGTTCAAACCCAAAAACGCTCATAGCGTGGTTCATGCCATTCTTGATAGAATTAGATACAAACACAGAGAATCTAAATGGCTCTCCTTCTGGATCAACCCATCCAAAGATACCACCAACATAGTTAATAGCAGCATTAAGCGGAAGCATAACTGTGTCTATCAGATTACCAAAATTCTGAAGACCGATACCTTCACCATCTTCTGGGAAATAAAAAATGTCTGTTACTAGATTGACTACATTCTGAAGCCCGTCAAAGATAGACGTAATCATTTCATCATATAAATCAGAAAAACTAAATGACCGTAAAAGTTGGGCTGTCAATTTAAACCCAAGCTTATCTGCAATCCATGCTACAGTCTCTCTGAGTAGGTCTAATGGTGCTGCTACGACTGCATCAAAAAATCCTTTGACTGCGCCTTCAAGACCGCCTAAGATACCATCTTCTTCATATCCTTTGATAAATCCTTCTACAGCAGCAAAGGTTCCGATGATTGCTGTAATAATTAATCCAAGCGGACCAAGAACCCTGCCAACACCCTTGAACATAGCAAGAAGCTTATTGCTGAAAATGCTCAGTGTTGCAATGAATCCTGTAAGCCCAAAGAAACCTGCTAAGGCTCTACCAAGACCGCCTAGTCCCGGAAGGTTAAGTCCACCGCCTCTACCACCAGCAGCGCCAACACCAGCATCACCGCCTGTCATACTAGGTGGTTCAAATGACCTAGCACTTTCTCGCATTTGCTCAAGACGTTCCAGCCTGTCTTCCTTGTTAAACTCTAACAGATCAGTTACCCGTTCTGTAAGTTCTTCCAAGTGCAGGTTACTTAATTCACTAGCTTCTAGTGTTTCTTCATTAAGTGTTGTAAGATAGTCAATAGCATCTACTAAAGCCATTTATCGTCTCATTTGCTGTTGTTTTTCTGCTTCTTCTTTCAACCATTCTA